CAAAGACGTATGGATTTTGTTATCACTGTGAGAGTGAAGAAGAAATATGTGATGTCTTTGGAAGGTAAGTTTTCGGGTTTGAATCAGGCAGCCATTAATGCTGATGCGAAAGCTCGAGAAAAGGAATTGGGTCATAAACCTCTTATTGATGATATCTGGGAGCTTGATGTAGAGAAAGCTATTGAGCCAGATGATATTAAAGCAACTGCCAAATATGCACCAGTAAAAGATAGTGAGGGCAAACCTATGGTGGGACGATCCGCGGAAGAAGTTATACAGTTTCTCATTCCGCATTATGACGCCCATTTAAAACGACAGCGCGAATTAGTTGATGATGCCATGTCAAGACCAGATGAGATGGAATTGTGTGGTGTTGATGACTGTATTCAACTAAAGAAGTGTTGCCCGAATCATCCCTTTATTGCGTGTAAACCTTGTAATGAAGAAGATATCTCTGATGGCGATACTCCAGTTATTGCGAATTTGAATTCTGACACTGATATGGTTGATGATTTTGATCGTATGCGTGAGCAAATTGAACTAAATGAGATTCAAGATGGTGATTATGATGAACAAGCCGGAATTATGAGTTTTGGATATTCTGCTATAAGCAATTACAATAGAGTGAAACGTATTTTTGCTACGGATATTGATAATTTTGCTAATAGAACTTGTCATTGGGGTACTCATAAGCTTTATGATGTCACGGATGTGTTTTTAAAACGTTGGGATTGGATTTGCCTTTTACCAAAATCCACCCTGCATGCACCTGGAGTTAAAGAATTTTTATACTGGTGGTATGAGGATGAAATTGAGCAACCTAAGCTACGCAAAGCTATACATTATGCCTATTATTTAGTCATATTGCTAACTATTTTTGTTAATCCATCTTATTGGCTTATTGGTATCATTGTACTCTTGGCCCATTTGTCCCTTGATAGATCTCGTATGAAGGAAAAATTGATGGATGAACTTGATAAGCGCAATGATGCAATCCCTAAATGTGTGTCTAGATTACGCGATGCATATGCTAAGGATATCACTAATGTCTGTGTCACTGTTGGCGTCGTTTATATGATGGCCAAAGTGTACAAGTGTTGGAGAGAATCTAATTCTGAGCAAGGGTCTCTTGAACCGAAGAACGAAGAAGAAATTAAGGAGCGTGATTCTGAACCAAATCCTTGGTCTCAAGTCGTACAGCGACCATTACCAGGATCAGATAAGTCGCGTATGGTTCCACCCAATAGTGTATTCACTCATTTGGAGAAGAATCTGTTATATGCAACAATTATTGCTCCTAATTCTGAGGATAGGATGGGTAATGTCTTATTCTTGTGTTCTAACTACTTAATTATTCCTAATCATTATTTTGAAGAATGTGACTCGCAATCTTTAAAATTGATTTGTCACAAGGAAAATGCCAACGCTATCGGTGGTAAATTTACCACTCGTGTTGATATTGAG